TCACAGCTGCCTCGCTTTCGGGTTGGGTTGGGTTGTCTTGCTCTGTCGCTTCGCTTTCGCTAGCGGCAATACTTTGCACAGCGGCACTTGGAAAGGCGGCCGACTCTACTAGAGATACCTCTCGCAGCTTTGCCGCTGTGACCAGGAGATAACCTTTTTTTGGCTCAGAGCTGATTACCTCAACCCCAACGGATAGGCCATCCATAAGTTGTTCCTGGGCTAGCAAAATTGCATCATTACCGCGCGTAGATGCGCTGATCTTAAAACTTGCATAAAGGCCGTCCTCTGTAGATTGCATTGTCATCATGCGGCCTACAGGCTGGCTTGTATCGTGTTGCATTAAAAGTTTTACTTTGTTTGTGTTCTCAGCTGTAATGCTGCCTTTAGCAAACACAATAGGCCCGGCACTTGTCATGCCGATCTCGCCATCATAAGGGGCAATTTTGCCAGCAATAGTGCGGCGCTCGCCGCTATCTACAGCTTGTACTACACCACTAAATGTTAAGATCATTATTTGTATCTCCTATGCCGTTAGGTGTTAATTGTTCCATCTGCTGCGCTTGCTCTAAGTCAATAAGGCCAAGTGTAAGCATTTTTTCTATTGCATCTAGTCGTGCAGCTGTATCAGCGCGTAGGAAAGTGTCATCTACAGCAAACTTAACAACGTTGCCATGACGTGTTAAATCATCCATTGACAAACGATTTTCGATAGCACTTATATAAGGCTGCAAACTATAAGCTACAAACTCTTTACGACCATCTAAAATATTTTGGTATGTCATGCTGTTATTCATGTCAGCGCTAATATAATAAGCTGGTACGTTCATAAGGCGCGCTATTTCGGTACTAAGGTACTGGCTGGCCTCGTTGTACATCATGTCTTTAGGACTAAAGCCAATATTTTGCACGTCTAAAGTGCTAGTTAAATATGCCGTTGATCGTGACGCACGTGCGGCCTTCCAAGCAGCTAGTAAACCGCTAATCTGTGCTTCAGGAAGGTCAGCCCCGGAGTTCTTAATCACACAGGTCGCCATGGGAGTTGCGGCAGATACACTTGCTGCTTTTTGTACATCTATTGCGCTCTGTATTGTGCGTGCGCCAGTATCCAACACACCAGGTAATAAAGATTGGAAAGTTACTATACTGCCAATACCGCTGTCAGGTGCTAATACGCCGTTTACATAGTAAGCATCTACTAACGTGCCGTCTTGATTTGTTTTAGTTGTAACCCGAGAGTTAGATACCCACTCATAGCCACTAGGTCTGCCATCATCTGCGTATAAACTTGTAACACGCCAATAAGCAACGCCGTAAAACAAAAGGCTATCTACTGTGTATGCAATAGTTACACTACGCGGCTGGCGCATGTCAGGTTGATCTAGCCATAGTGGAGACTCAAGCTGTTCGCCTGTAGATTTTTTGTATAGCTTTAAGTCAATACTAGATATAACTCCGGCAATAAGATTACGACAGCGTGCAACACTAGGTACTTGTAGCGCAGTATTGCGATCTATAAAGGGTGCGCCGCTACCTGTCCCATATAAGCCGCCAAAACTATAAACGCCTATGCCGTAGCCTGTATTCATTACAGGCGGCATTAACTGAGCTGTAACATCTCTTTTTGTTATGCCTAGCGTTTGTAGTAACCCCATAGCCAAGATTGTAGGTTATCCACAGGCAAAACGATACATTTAGTTCTCGGCGTGTCTAACTGTAGACCTTTACCTCACCGACAGGTTGTGCTAGGACGTGCACGATCATGGCTAAGCCGATCGGTATATCTATTGCCCCGGCTGATCGGCGTCTTACCAATCTCCAGCTACTATCATTAGTTTTTGCAGCGCAGTTTTGCATCTGTTGTATCAGCTGATCCTGACCCGAGTGCCGTATACGATTATTAGTCAGGGCGTTATGAAAGTCCGAGCACGCAGTATAAAACGCCTGCCCTGATACATCCCGGGTCTGTACCCCTGCCATCTGCAGGCGCTGTGCTATAGATGCTGTCGTGTACTTGTCGTAGCAAACTACACGTGGAAAATACATATCCGACCATTTTTTAATGCTAGCTGCTATGGCTAGCTCGTCTACCGCCACCTGGCTGCTGTATGTCTCTAAAACTGCTATGCCAATCTTGCCGTCCGGCAAAACTTGGCCCATTGTAAGACTTGCATCACGCTTACTAGGGCTAACGTCAAAGGCAAAAACTGTAAGCGGCCCAGGTGACATTTTTAACGTAATATCGCTTGCATCCTCAACCGCGCCATGAGGCCAGGGGCTTTGCAGGCTGTCGATCCATTGTGACAAGGTTTCGGTTCTAAATTGCTCTACGCTTTGTGTAGTCAGGGCCTCAGCTATAGCCGCCTCTGTGATGAGTACGCCTAACGCCGGGTTCGCAGCTGCCCAACCTTTTTTGTCTGTCAAAGCTGCAAACTGTGGCGCGCTGTACTCGTAATAACCTAAAGATGCTGGTGGATGGCTTAGGCAGCGCTCGCGTAGATCGTTCAGCGTTGTACTAAAGGCATCTCCAGCGTTACTGCACAGTAAGGTTTGTGCGTTAGGCCGAGCGCGTGTAATTGGCATAGCTGCGCTATAAGCTAGCTCGTCAATCTCGCGCAGCTCATCTATAAATAGAAAATCAGCAGTAGCGCCTCGGCTTGAGTCCCTAGTAGCTGCCTTAACGTCTAATCTAGCGCCGGACTTTAGGACTATGGCCTCTGCGCCGTTTGTATAGCGGATTTGTTTAACTTGTGATTTAAGTTCGGGTGTTTGCTCTATAGCGTCTATGATCTCTCGGAAAGTAGTTAGAGCCATAGCACGCGCTGAGGACATAATGACGTGGTTACGCTCATTAAACAAAAACAAGCCAGCTAGTACACGCATCCGCGCCAGGTGACTCTTTCCATTTTGCCGAGCGCATAAAACTAAGTTTGTCTTACGTATGAATTGCTTATTTTTGTCTACTGTCAGCATGTCGGATAGGACGTAGCGCTGCCAGGGTAACAAAGGCGCATTTATGAGCTCTGCTAGCTGTGCAACCTCATCTATCCGGCTTGGCCCTTTAAGCGGCGTGTTTTGCAGGCGCGGCTGTGTTGCCCCAGTTCTAGATCGTGGCGTTTTGTCTGCCATTAGTTGAGGTCTTGGCTTGGCTGGCCCTGGCATGGGCCTTGTACGACCTGTACGGCTGTTTTCGGGGAGAAAGAGTTTGAAAAGACAGGGGGGGTGTCCATTGTGGCTAAAAAAACGGCCTGTGGCTTCTTACCCTTACTTAGATTGCATCTCTTACAAGCAGCTACTAAGTTATCAAGACTCATAGGATCACCACCATTAGCTATGGGTATCACATGATCTACTTGTGTGGCATCTTGCCCACAGTAGTAGCATGACCAGTTGTTAGCCTGTAACACTTGTAAGCGCCTGGCCTTGTAGCTTCTATTGTCGCGTGGATCGCTAACCCTAGCCATTTAATACCAGCCTTTCTTATGATGCTCTAGTGCTAAGCATGGTGTCTTATGCCTGTGCTTAATATACTTGAGGCCTAACAGTATCTGCTTATAAGGATCGCGCTCTGTCATTTTGAGCAGCTGAGGTATGCCATAGGCTGAGGACTTAGGGTTGTTTGCGGTTGCAGACCATCTGCTTTCCTTATGCCACAAAGTGACCAGGCATCTGTACTGCTTATCATCTGCTAACTGCATGTGAGCAAAGAGTTTATATAACTCTATAGATGGATTACTTGCATTAGCACTTACTGTCTGATTGTTAGTTAAAATCACTATTAACAGAACTATGACGCTTTTATATAATATGTTTTTATATTTATTTTTATCTTTATTTATATCTTTATAAAATACTATATATTTTAAGTATAACGATCTCATAGGCTTATCTGTCAAGGATTGACCTCGGTGTGTTGCTTTGTCCACAGTTGCCTGTGGATAACCCTGTGCATAACTAAGCATCTATAACTACCTTATATTGGCCATTGTAAAGGTAGATAAAGGCCGACCAATACAGACAAACAGAACACAAACGCTCAAAGAACCTTGCGTCAGGGTTGCCATATTCACAAAGGGATGCAGCTGTTTCAAAGGTCTGTGTAGTTTTATTGCCACAGATACGGCATTTTGTGTTTTGCAGACCCCAGGGTTTCATAGATCGTTACCTTTGCCTAAGTTGTTCATAGGTTGTTCAAGCCTCTGTATAGCTCTCTAATAGGCACACGCCCATAACCCCACATTTAGTGCATTGTAGAACTTTGACGTTAGGCGGCAGGTTATCTGTAACTATACGCTCTAACTGATCTGTAACTCTTTTACACTTACGACACTCAAAGCGGATCGGCTCGGTCATAGACTGGCCATTGTTCGCAGCTCGTTTTGTGGTATCCACCAGTTTGTTTGCGTTGCGTGCCGGTAGCGCGGATTACGTGCCTCTGTAATCGGTAGCCAGCCCTTTATGCAATAGTGTGGAGACTTGCCTACAACTAAAATAGCTCGGTCTGTGATCCGATCCCATTCCTGGATAATCATTTTGCCATTATCGCGCGGCGTCCACTTCACCTCAAAATCATCTCCAACATCTGCTATGCGCTTACCTTTGTCTAAAGAAGGGTTAAACTCTTTACCTAAAGCCTTTGCCACAGCCCACTCACTACCTATGCTTTGTGCATCCTGGGCTATAAATTCGTGTATGTCTAGGCCTGACTGATCGGCAGTAAAGACACCATCTCGGCTTGTCCAGTAATCCGAGTTTTTAAGTGCTAAAGATATTGCCGCTATATGAGCTGCAAACTCCTCGTTTCTTGTAAGAGTTATCTCCATTAGCGGCACTCCTTACAAAACCACACCATAAGTTCTGCTGGATCGCTTTTAACATAGCCAGCCTTATCAAACTGTCGTATGCCTGAGCATCTATCGCACTTTTCCATCTTGTACGTGCTAACAGCTACGCCGTCCTTAAACATTGTAGCCAT